AAAACGAAGATGATACGGAGTAATATATGAATACTAAAACATTTACAAGTACTATATTGGGAGTAGTTGCTGGCCTGAGCTTTGGAGCAGCTATGTTACTTATTGGTGACAACTTGCCAATGCCATTCAGTGCTAAGGAAGTGCCACCTAAGTATGAAGTACAAATAGTGGGGAGTGGGGTTGGCCCTAAAGTATACTACCCCTGTGATGAAGCACTACCTGCTGACAAAGGGATACAATGCTTCTCAACTAAAGGTGGGGTATCTGTTTACACATTCATTAGTACTGTGGATGTTGCTAGTGTGAGTATTTCTACTAGAGGAGGTGAATAGGTGAACCAACAACTATTAAAAGAGTATGTAAAATATGACCCAAACATAGGAGAGTTTGTACAAATAAAAAAGACACATCCACGAGATAATACGAGAAAAGTAGGAGGAACACTAGGATATGAGGACGGAAGAGGCTACATTCATTTCTCTCTTCTAGGGAAGAAGTATAAATCTCATATTCTTGCTTGGTTATATATTTATGGAAAAATGCCAGAGAATCTTATAGATCATATAGATGGAGACAGAAGAAATAATAAGATAAATAATCTGAGATTGGCAACAAACTCTCAGAATCAACAGAACAGGAGAAGGTTTAATAGTCTTAGTGGATTTAAGGGTGTATATCCTAAACGTAATTCTAGAGGAGAGATTAACAAATGGATGGCGCAATACAACAAGATATTCTTAGGGTATTTTAAGTGTAAAATAGAAGCGGCAAAAAGCTATGATATTTATATAAGAAGCGTAGGCGGGGATTATGCTGCCACTAATGAGGAGATAGTAGGATATGGAACCTTGGGAGATTGATGGAGTGCCGTGGAAGACAGAATCTTCTTATTGGGCATGGGTACGGGGAGTATTAAGAAAAGGGTGGAAAGTCCATCCAGTAAAAATAGAATTCATCAAGAAGCATAGAAAACAAGTACCTAACCCAAACCCTAATGGTAATAAACCTACAGTGTGGGGAATGACTTGTGAGATATGTAAGGGAGACTTTGCTAACTCAGTAGGTAAGGCAGTGAAGGATAGAGTGTTAAAAGATTATGGTGTGGCTATTGTCACTATTGAGATTAACCATAAGACAGCAGCCTCTAGCTTACGTTGTAGGGAAGATTTAGGAGTGTTTGCACATAAACTACTGTATGTTACATTTGATGACTTAGAGCCTCTGTGTAAGAGCTGCCATGATGTTGTATCGTATAGTGAGAAGCATGGTATTACATTTGATGAAGCTAAGGTACATAAGGAGTCTATTGTGTTTAGTAAGGAGAGTATACCAGAGCAGAAGAAGGTGCTTATGGAAGCAGGGTTCTCTACTAAAGATGTGAGCACTGTTAAGTCTAGGCGAGATTCTTATGTTGAGATGAGGTTAGGTAAATTGAGGAGTGATGCATGAGTGGATCTTTAGATGAGTTAAGTGAAATACCTACAATACAAAGAGAAGTATATTGGGATTATGACTTAGATAATAAACCCAATAGCCATTGTAACTGGCAACAGTGTGGCTTCCTCCTAGATTCTATGGCTTGGGTAGAGAATGATGATCACTATAGGAAGCGTATTCTGATACGCTTGGGAGCGGAGTATAGGTAACTATAAAGTTTTCTATAAAACCATTGGAGGCTGTGAAGTAGAGATACACACTAAAGAAGGTGCCCTATATAAACTGGATTATGGTGATGCCTCCTACTACGAAGATGCAGCTATCAAGTTTCTTAAAGATAGAGGCACTACATTTGAAGAATTGATTGAGGAGGATGGTGATGTACCCTAGTATTGAAAGTATGATAGCTAATATAGAATGTGAAGCATCGAAAGCAGCCGCAGAAGAGCTACTCTGGATGGTAAAAGAGTTACAAGAAGAAGTATCTAATCTTAGGTCACAATTAAAAGCAATTGGGAAGAGTTTATGAGTAGTTTAAAGAATGATGAAGTGAAGTTACAAGTAATTGCACTAGATGCAGCAGGTAATAAGCAAGCTCAAATTGAGGATGAAACTGGACTACCGCAGAGTACTATTTCAGATTTCCTGTGTAAGAGAACTTATACTAAGTGGTGGTGGGAGTTTGAGTTTGATAAGGTAGCGGGTGGTCTAGTTAAAGCTTATGATGTAGTGGATGCTGGTAAAGCAGATTTCAACAAGAAGTATGAAGTAAATATGGAAGAGCCTTTAGTCAGGATTGAAACTACTACTGGAGAACTCGCAGGAGATGTAAGTCACCTAGTTATTCCAGATACTCAATGTAAACCAAATATCAGTTTAGACTACCTGCATTGGGCAGGTATGTATATTGCTAAAAGAAAGCCTGATGTCATAGTACACTTAGGAGATCATTGTGATTTTGAATCTCTAAGCTCCTATGACAAAGGCAAGAAAGCTGCAGAAGGTAAACGAGTTAAGAATGATATTGAAGCATCTATAAAAGGAATGAATACACTACTTCGCCCTATCTATGATTTACAACAGGTTGAGTTGGCAGAGTTCGGAGAGATTAGATATAAACCAAAGATGGTGCTCACCCTAGGAAACCATGAGTATAGGTTGATGCGCCATGTAGATGCCAACCCAGAGTTAGATGGCTTCCTTAGCTATGACGACCTGAAGTATAAAGAGAGTGGGTGGGAAGTACATGATTTCCTAAAGCCTGTAATGGTAAATGGGGTATCCTATGTACACTTTATGGCAAACCCTATGAGTGGAAAGCCATTTGGAGGAGCTGCATTAAATGTATTGAAGAATGTTGGGGAGTCTTTTACACAAGGACATAAACAAACCTTAGATGTAGCTACACGTTTCCTTCCCAGTAGTGGCAAACAACAGTGGGCTATTATCGCAGGAAGTTATTACGACCATGATGAAGCATATAAGGGATACCAAGGGAACCATCATTGGAGAGGTTTGATAGTTAAACATAATGTTTCAGAGGGCAGCTACAACCCTATGTTTGTAGATATAGAGTACTTGAGGAAGAAATATGGAAAATAGTATTAAAATAGTAAACTTCCTCTTCCTAAAGGCTTTCTATTGGAGAGAAGATAGTTACTGGGGAGTCTGGTTCAGGTTGTTTGGGTGGGGATTGAATTTTAGTAATACTCCTTTGATGTTCTCTCAAAGGAATGGGTTGGGCGCTGGAGTGTTAAGAGTGGGGCAAGTTAAGATAACTTGTCTAAAACCTTGGAAAGCGGACATTTAATTAGGAGAGAATATGAATAACTACGATGATGAAGAAAAGACAGTAATGACTTACATCGACCCATACACCTCAGCAGCCCGTACTATGGAGTTCTCAGATAATGAGCGTTGGCAAGATGTATTAATCTCATTTGCTGAGATGATTAATGGGGATGAGTATACTACTTGTGGTGGGTGGGCTATTGATATAGATGTTCTTAGGAACTTTGTGGAGGCTGCTGCTGAGGCTGCTAATATTAAGAGGCAGGAGGAGCAACCAAAAGCATTTAACCCTTTTCTACCTCTAGAGCCTCCGTATAGTCCACCTAAGTGGTTATTAAGTGATAAGTTAATAGGGTGACGAGTATGAACAACTTAAAAGGTATAAACCTAACTCCAACACAAGCTAACCACTTAGAAAGTGCTAAGTGGTTATTGAGTGATGAAAATATGGGTTCAGGTAGGACTACAGTTATGATCCTAGCGATTATAGATAATGCAATAAATAGCTTAGGTAAACCTCAAAAACTTAAAGATCACTATTGTAACTTTAGAGGTTTAAATCAATATGGAGGTTACTATTTCAGTACACTACAAGAATTACTAGGTAGGGTTTTAAATGAGGACAAGTATACTTACAAAATTAGCAAGGCACACTTAACCCTTACAATTAACGAGAAGGTTAGTGGTAAGTTTATCTACTACTCTGGTGAGTTTAAAGGTTGTGCAACTAATACGGGCGGTGGACATGTACTTACTTAATAACAAAGTAATCATCCTAAACTCCCCAGCTAACTCAGGTAAGGACTACTTAGCTACTACCCTCTGTAAGGCCACAGGAGCCTCTCACAGCGAGTTCAAGAGTTGGCTATACCAATGTACTAGTACACTCTTTAACGTCCCCCTAGAGGCTTTAAGGGGGCTTGCTGTGGACAGGGCTACTAAGGAAGTACCTTGTGAAGAGTTATACTTAGGTTGGGAAGGCTGTATTAGGTTAAAGGAGTTATTGGGGAATAGCTTCTTCTTTAACTCTTACACTAATTGTGGAGTTAACCTCTCCCCCAGAGAAGCCTTAATATACACATCTGAGATTGTTATCAAGCCTAATTTCTCAAAAGAGTATTTTGGTAAGGCTGCAGCAGATAACATAGATATGATTATTGGGGCTGTATTCTCTGATGGAGGGTTTAGAGAAGAATTACTTCCTATTATAAATAAAGCTGGCGCTGAGAATGTTTATGTGGTACAATTCACTAGAGATGGGGCTGACAGCTTTGAAGGGGATAGCAGGGATTGGCTACCTCAAATGGAAGGAGTGAATATGTTAAGGACAACTAACAATGGAACTATAGAAGAATTATCAGAGGAGATATTAAAATGGGTAAACAATTAACAATTACAACTATGGATGGCGAAGTGTTTGATCCACGTAAAGTGGCAACATATAAAGTAGTTAACACATCTAATGAGTATCCACATTGGGGATGGGCTGTATTCTGGCTATTAATGTTCTGGCCTGCACTAATTGGCTACTTCGTTATTGGCTGTAATAGAAGTAAAGTGCAGATGCTAGTAAAGTTTAAAACTGGTGAAATGCCTTCATACTGGCTTGATAGTGTACAACATGCTAAACTACAGATGGTAGTCGAGGTTTAAGATGCTTATATTCATATCTTGCTTCTTCTCATCATTCTGTTGGATATTTATGAAATCTATTGCACAGATGAATGTCCAATATAAACGTAAGGGAATGATAATGCCTACAAGTATTATCTTAGCCTTCATGGAGTTGTTTACACTAGGTATGTTCACTAAGAACTTCTTGGAGTCTGAGATATTAGGAAGTATTTTACTAGCATTAGTAATTGGTACTGGCGGTGGACTGGGAAGTATGGTAAGCTTAGACTTCCACCATTGGCTATCTAAGAAGATATATAAGTGGGATAAGTAGTTTAACTGAAATTAAGGAGAGAAAGATATATGAGTGAGGAAACATACCTCCTAACATACTTATACACCAACCCATACATGCCTAATACAGTGCAAGTATATGAAGGTTACATGGAGGATATTGAGGATATTTGCAAGGGGGAGGATTTAGTAGAGAGAAAACCTCTGAGCATCTATAAGAGAATAGCTAATATAGAGAATGAAACAGAAATTAAATTTATCTAATAAATCAATTAAGGAACAATACGTGGATATTAAAGTACTAAAGAAGTTAACGGAAGAGGGTGTAAACGCATTAATTAGTATCAAAGGTGCTCAAGATGTGTTAGACTCAATCAACGAAACAGCAGAGGAGAGGTTAGGCATTAAGAAGGTGGAGTTTAAGAGGTTAGTAGCAGCTAAATATGAGATGACATATAATCCAGAAGTCTACATAGCTAAGAAGCTTAAGATTGAAGAGTTGTATGATAACCTAGAAGTACTTAATAACTAATATAAGAGAGGTAGTAGATGTCCACGGAAGAGTTTAAAGGTGATTTATTCGCACAGTTAGTAGAAGGTGGTTACAAGCCAGAAGAAGCTATGTACATGGTTAATAAACGTATGGAGAGTGACTTTGAGATTGAGAGTTTAAGGAGTAAGCTAACACTTCCTATCTCAATTCCATTACGGTACTTGCCAGATTATAGTAAAGCGAATAAGGGTGCTGTAGGTAAGGCACTGTATAAGATAGGTTTTGATACTAAGAACTTTTCACATGTAGTAGATACATGCTGCTATGTATGGGAAGGTAAGAAGGAGTGTGGTGAGGTTATCGTATGTAATGAGCGGTTAGATCAGGATTGGTTGACAAAGACTATTAATGATGTTAATGTGGCATCTGATGCAGCTTTATTCTTCCATGAACGGGAGTTGTTACAAGTGATGCGGGAAAATACTAAATAGGAGAATTTATGAATAATATTGAGGTGGGGGATTTAGTGCAGGTAGAGGGGGGTAACTATTGTGAGGTAAAGTCTTCCCGTACAGATAATTCAAGTATTAGGTTGGGAGGAGGTTTGCCTTACACCTACGACATTAGTACTGCATCAGTGTCTAACGTAATCAAAGCTGGTACTAAGCCACACCCACATAAAGATCTAATCATTGCATGGGCGCATGGGGCTGAGATTGAGTATTACAACAATCACCTCGGTTGGCGTGTAGAATGTTGTACTCCATGTTGGAGCACAACTACTAGATACAGAATCAAGCCTAGTAAATCTCCTAATCAAGTAGAGAAGGAGAGTATAGAAGCTGAGATGCTTAAGCTGGCTGATAGATTAAAGGAGTTAGATGTATGATGTTGGGTAGTTAATATCTAGGCAATAAAAAGCCCACATCACTATTAAGTGAGTGGGCAAAGAGGTTACAACTTTATAATTATAATAGTAATATCTTAGCTAGGCTTGCTGCATCTGTGGCACTTAGTCCTAGCTTAAGTAATACCCACAAACCCACCAATATCATACTCCCTTTGCCTACTTTATCCTTTAGTATATCCGTATTACTAGGCTCCTTATATTTAGTATCTTCCTTGATCCCTTCCACTAACTGCCTTATGAGTGGAATATCTTCTACTTTCTCACTCAGCTTGTCTACTTTCTCTGTTAGATTCTTCGTGGCTTGCTCTACATGGGCTACGCTCTTCTCTGTAGCTGACACCCTTGCATTTATCACCTCTAAATCCTTAGCCATTACAGCTACATCAACCTTAGTTTGCTGGAAGTTTAGTAGGTTCTTAATTATTCCTGTCTGCTCCCCTGCACAGTCATGTTCGTCTGACATCTTCGTTCTTCCTTACCAAAGGTCTGAAGGATTTTAGTATTTGTTCATCATTTTGTCCAGCATTTATTCCCTTCTCTACATGCCTAAGACACCTCTTAAATGTATGCCAGAATGGGTGAGAAGCTGGGAGTATAGCAACTGACCTTACTAAAGTCTCATCATTTAAAACATCAAGCATATAATACCTATCGCCGTAAACAATGATGTATTAATAAACCTAGTGATAGCCATACTTCTAAGTGACTCCCCTAAGTGCCCTCCGTTATAAATAATACCTCCAAAGAATAGTATTAAGAATAAAGTCATAGTTACAGCTTTACTAACACTATCTAGTGTGTGTAGCTCAAATACTATATCAAAGCACTTCAAGAAGACAGCGCTTAATATTAGATTACAAAGTACGATGAGGGATGTTGGTATCTTATCTAGTAAGCTCACTTACCACCTCCTAACATCTTCTGTGTCTTCTCTTTAGAGCCTAAACTAGATCCGAACCAGAAGTTTAGTATCTGAGGTATAGCTGCTGTAAGTACACCTATAATAGTTCCTATCATTCCAAACAGCGCCGTATTGCCCTCTGGAAGCTCCGTAGAGCCACTTAAGAGTAACCATAGTATAGTGAAGTAGCCTGATACAAACAGCGCTGACAATGTAATCTGAGGCCATATGTTAGTATTAAATAGCTTCCTTGCGCTATCCCTATCCTTATACTCTAGTTCGTACACATCAATCTCTAGATTCTTCATGGCTAGTTTAAATTGTATGTCTAATTCTTTAAGCTTTGTTAACTGTTCAGGAGAAGCACTTAGGATGCCTGCCTCAATCTCTTCAACTGTAGCTTCAGGGTTTCCTAAGAGGTTATCAGCAATAAATTTAACTGCTGTTCCTGCCATAGGGCCACCTAATGCAGTGCCTAGGATGGGGGCTATCTTTCCAACTATACTCTTCCAACTCATAATCTCACCTATTTATTTATATTCTTCTGGGAACTCTGCTCTAAAAGCATTGAGACAATGGCTATGGTCTTGGAATAGCCAGTTAATCCACTTCTCAAAGTTCTTTATCCAGAAGTCATCTTTGTTGTAATACGCTTTCCTTCCAGTTGCTGCACTAATAGTCTTAGCTCTAGTTCTATATAACAGAGTACCTCCTAAGAGGTCAAGAGCGTAGGCTAATTCATATAGAAATAAACCTAGCTCCTCTTTCCCTGCATATACAACCTGCCTTAGAAAGACAGGAATACCAAACAATATCAATGAGAACATAGCTAGGAGAAATAATAGAAAACCCCTCATACAAACTCCTTATAAACTATCTATGTAGGTTTGGTAGTTAGCTGATGTCTGAGCAAAACCGCTAGTTAAGGCATCTTCTAAGTCTTGCTTAGATAGTGATCTTTGAATGTAGTTGACATCTGTAACAACACCTTCAGTTATATTGCCTAAATCAATCTGCTTAATCATACTCTCGTATACAGATTCGTCAAACTTATTGACTTGAGGTGGTCTTACTGTTATAATGTGTCCACCTGATGTCTCGAAGGTTTGAGCAAGCCATGCTGCGTTTAACACTTCAAGAGGGTTTATTGCAACCCCACCCCATTCTAATCCATTCCATTTCTGACGTGCATCATGCGGTGCTGTCGGCACTTTAATTCCGCCACTAGGCACTGTACCCGCATATCCGCCCAAATAATTACCGTCAACATCAACGTAGTATTCTGTTTCGTACATTTCTAGAACTCCTTAGCTATTATGCGTACTTTCCAGTTCGCGTTTGTGATCGGTGCTCTAGCACCAGTAGTCGCATTGGATATAATAAAAGCCTCCGCAGAATTCCCGAAGCGCGCCTTTATCTCCGTGTCGTTTTCTGTCCACAGGCTAAGCCCCCTAGAATCAGAGGTCACATCGCTGCAAAAGTCTCCCGACATATTACGCACATAACCCGCTAGATAGCCGAGATTGTTGCTTTGACAAACTAATTGCACTCGTATGTTCGTTGGTCTGGCCGCCAATCCATGAGTCAGTGTGAGTCCACCTCCAGAAGTAATAGTTTGATCTGGGCTAGTGTAAATGTTGGATGCTGAACCTGAACCCGTTTCAAGGCGCGTAACACTAACAGTTGAGGAGGTTAAACGTCTTACTCTAAATGTAGCGCTGCCATCGTTAACAACCATATTGCCAACTAAAGTAACACCTGTACCCGCCGCAATAGTCACGTCAAAGGCAGCTAGATTAATTATGGTAGTTTCAAAATTGCTATTATCTACACTGCCCGCGAATGCTGCGATAATATTTGCTGCCGTGTCTGTAGTCTGTATTCGTGCCACGGTAGGTGTGATAGTAAATTCACCACCAATTAATTGAGCCGCCGTAAGTGTTGCCGCTGCATCAGATAGCGCCGTGTTAGATTTTAGGTTTACGTTACCAGCTAGGGATGCTGGCTCCCAGTAAGTATTAGTTACATCTAACTCTGGGTCTTGCCCTACATTAGCTTGAACGGCTTTATAAAGAAGCCCATTCCTGTCTGTGTACCCACCAATTAAAAATGGGAAGCCTATAGTCCAAGGAATTATACCCCCATGAGCTTGTTTAGACTTCTCCCCTGTAAGGCTCTTATCAGTAGCCCCTTGTCTTGTATGTAATAAATCTGTATCTAATAGTCCAGTGCTTACTGGAAGTGCTGGTAGCTGTCTAGTTGCCATGTGTATTTCCTATAATATTAAACTGTTTTCTCGAATACTTCATAAGTTTGCCCTGCCAATGTGTCAGAACCCCTATCTACCCATGTACCACCTAATCTAATACTAATAGTTGCCGCGTTCTCTCCCGAAGCAGTGAGATGTACATCACCTACGCTATATCTTTGGTCAAGGTGTTTAACCCACTGATCTAGTAAGTCTAAATCCCAGTTGATATACGGGTAGGGCATGTTCTCTTGGAACAATTGTCCTGAATTCTTCCACTCAGCAGTAGGTTCTACCTTATTATCAACAGCAACTAAATTGCCATCACCTTCTGTATCTTTTACTTCAGTAATAAGGCTAGTAGCCCATTCTGCGTATATAGTTGGTCGTGTTGCCACTTAAACCTCTCCTTTAATTTGATATGCTAAGGTACTACCATCATCTAGTCCGATGAAGTCATTGTTCTCTAGAACTAAATCTCCAGCCGCTATAGATACACCAGTGGCATCTATGACTGCACACATGGGGTTTATAAGCTTTAAGCTGCCTAAATGTGGGAAGTAAGAGTTGTTATCAAAACCCACTGATGCAGTAGCCTCAACTCCCAGATTAGCAACCTCAACTCCGTCATCAACCTCTAAGTTGTCAGTATTCTCTAATACTAAGTCACTACTACCTGCAATTAAGTAGGCTCCTCTAAAAGAGTTTCCTCTGTCATCAAACATCAACCTAGCACTAACACCTGCTGCTGTAACTTGCTCTAATGTCACTGCCGTCTGATTAACTACGTTCCTGTCTACATAGGCGTGTATAGATGCTGGGTAATGCTCCCACAGTTTGGGAACTGGGGATTGAGTTATACTAGCTAAAACATCCAGTATCTTCTCTGGAGTACCATCAGAGTTATTGACTGAAGTACGTGCTAGTATCGCCTCCCTGTACTTAGGATCTTCCTTGGCATCTCTAGGTTCACCTACAATCAATCCTAAGACATCTAACTGAGCACCTATAGCTGAGTAGATACCCCTCTCCTCTAAGAGTTGAAAGTACGTCACTTCTAACTCTTGAATGCTCTCTAGATATGATTGTAGTAAACCTTGTACAACAGGCTTGTTATCCCATTGTGTTATTAAGTAGGCTAATCCCTCTTCTACCTGATTCTTTATTACAGGAAGTGCCATATTAAACCTCGTCTACTGTTATATCTGGACTAGTAGTACTTCCAAACTCCGCAGCGCCTATAGCTAATTTAGTTGTTTGCCAACTTCCTGGAAGTGGTGCATCTCCTGGAGTTGTAATTTGTTGTACACTAACTACTAAACTATCTATGCCAGCTACAGCAGAATATATTGGGCCAAAGTACCTAGAAGGTATCACATCCTCATCTAGCCCTAACGCATCTGTAATTGTCTGTACTGTGCCAGCTATAGTGGCCTCTCCATCTACAGGGAATATCTCTTCACTATACTTAGTGTATTCAACTAAGAAAGCTAAGTTAATAGCCACAGGTCTAGTGTAATTAATGGTGTGCTCATTACCGTACTTGTCATCTATGTTAGTAGACGTGTTGCCATAAGTCTCAATGCCTGCTGGCTTAGAGATCCAAATAGCTAGAGCTACATCAGCAGCTAACCCACCCTGTACTACAGTCTCAAAGCTTTTAGGTGGCCTACCATCTCCATCTACTGTAATCTGATCATTCTCTGTGACAACTACTGTAGTTACTCCTGCAACCACTGAAACATCGTCTGTAATGGCCTCTACAGTGGCCTTACCGCCAGTTTGCTGACTTATTAGTATCCTAGCCCTATACAGCTCATCACTCTCTCTGAGCCTCCCTGCTATGTATGCGGCGGGGTTAGTGGAGGAGGTTAACCCTGACGCACCAGTTACAATCCCTGTAACTGAATTAGGTGGGGCATTGATAGCACCCACTTCTTGAGACTCTACAGAACCCTTAACAGTAACTTCATCTGCTATTAGGTATGTAATAGTGATAATGGAGATATTACTAGTGTCGCTTGTAGCTATCTCCAATTGCTCATTGGGGGTATCTACTGTAGCTGTCCACGTAGCATCTACATCTAAATCTATGTCAGCTTTAATACCGTTAAGTATCTCTAAAGCTGTAGCTGATCCATCACTTGTATATGTGTACTCAGTTGCATTAACACTTAATGTATATACTGTAGTATCTAACAGCGTAGCTACAGAGTACTTAGCAGATACACAAGAGTTGACACTGATAGCAATACTATTAACTACATCAAATCTATCTAATGTAATAGGGTTGCTTAGGATAGTCCCAGAAGGTACTGTGGAGCCATTCTCCCCTACAAAGAGTTGCCCAGTGGTAGTTGACTTAGCTCCAGCCTGCCTAGGTACACTAATAAGAACACCAACGTCATCTAGGTTGCTCCCCTCTGCTTTAAGTGGGTTGAAGTTATCATTAACCGCTTGTGCTAAAGCCCACTGATCTGCTTCTGCTAAAGAGATAATGTTATTAAGTTGTCCCAGTAACTCATCATCTCTTGTGCTTATGTCTGGGTCTATATTCGTTTGTTCTGCTAACACTATGTCAGCTAATACTTCTGGTTGTCTTTTAATCACCAACCCAGCTTCAGTCAATCCAGCCATAATTCCTCCAAATTAGATAAATACTACTGGGAGGTTGTCTACTACAACCCTCTCTCCAGAGTTAGTCTCAGCTTCAAATGACACTGATAAGTCTTGTGTAGCTAAGTCTAAAACTGAGTCAAAGGAAATCAACCTAGTTATATTCTCTCTACCTAGAATGTCTTCTTGCAATGCTGCATCCATGAGTCGCTTGCTAGATTTGCCTAGTAATTGTATATTGTTATAGTCATTAGCTAAGTAGGGAACTCCTGCCTCTACATTAAATGCCCACTCACCTCTGTAAGTACTCAATGAGATAAGTACTTGTTGCCTACTAGATTGCTCTATAGTAGAGGTAAGCTGCATTGAGTTATTAGATAAAGATATATCACCTGAGTTGGTGTCTAATAAGAAATCAATTGCCATTGTTTTAATGCCTGTGTTATCTATCCTGCGCTTACGTTACTAGATCCTGGAGATAAAGTGTGTCCACAACTCGCAGCATCACCAAACCTACAAACTCCTATGCCTTCTGCAAACACTGTAGAGCTTCCTCCCACCATCACTGCTGACGTATGTGGAGGTAAGCCATGAGAAGCTACTGCATCTCCTATGAGGGATACAGGGACTCCATTAACTGCTACAGAAGTAGCTCCTGGGCCTGTAATAGATCCCCCTGCTGAATCAACACCTACTCTACCTAATGCAGGCATGTGCAACTCCTTAGTTGAGGTTTATATTGGTAGCTGTCATGTTAATATCTCCACCAGCATTAATATTCATATCACCTGTGGTGTTCCATGTCGCAGCTCCTGCTACAGTGGCAGTGACATCACCATTAGGCTTCATCTTAATTGAACTGCCTGCAAACTTAAGTTCTACATCTGTAGGGTTAGGAGATAGGTTAGAGCTTTTAGTGTAGAGTCCTGCTATAGCTATTGCATCTGTAAGGGCATGATACCTAGCCGTCTTAGGGGATTGCTGTTTAGAGCCATCACTGTTAGACCAATTATCAATATCCCTCATAGAGAATAGCAAACTCACTCCATCTCCTACAGCTACTGGGAAGGACAACATGCCACCTCCTGCTGAAGGGAATACAACAGGTACATTCTCTATCTCTTGAGGTACTTGGTAGAAGCCATCTTGCCATAACCTACCTATGAGGGGCTGCACATCGACTGTCTGTGTATTCTCAAAGCTAGTGATCTTAGTTATCTTTGCGGGGAGCATTGTGTACACACCAGACCTAATCCTAGCTTCAACAACAGATTGTATAAAATCTAATTCTGATTCACCTGCCATCTTATATACTCCTCAAAGTGGCAGTAGTATTCCACTGACTACCTTCATAACTCATTCTATGTTTTACAGCTTGCACTATGTAGTCTCCGTCAGAAGATCCTCCTGTATCTAGGATGACCCTTTTATCTGTGGTTATAGCTCCATTAAGGAAAGTCTCAATAATTACTCCAGACTTACCTCCTTGTAGGTAGCTTACACCAATAGAATCTTTCTCTGGACGTACAGGTTGTTTAAGTAGCTCTGAAGTTATTGTCACATAATCATAGAGAATAGGTGTTCCAAATATTGTCTTTGGTCTGACATAAATACTCCCCATTGAATAGAAGACTATATATCCTATCTCCTCTGCGATATCTTTCAATACTTCGTGTATAGTCCCCTCATAGTTCCTCCCATTCTCTAATCCCGTATCTGGAGACCTGTATGTGGGATTCACTGTAAATAGGTCTGGAGAGATATTGGGAGTAGAGAAGAGGGATGTATCTACATTGAATAAGTCCTGATCAGAGTACTCATCAAAGTCCCCTGTGGGTACACCGTTGTCGGCGTAAATCTTCAGTAGAGATTTTATAGTATCTGAATAAGTATCTCCAGATTCAGCTCTACCAGATACTCTCAAGTTCTTAACTGCAAATTGGGAATCACTGGCTATAATAGTAGTAATACCATTATCCTTTTCCCTTCTAGTCTTGACACTAGCTATCTGACCTACAAAAACTAATGGGAATTTAGTTGATCCCTCATATCCAGCTTTTAGGAATATTGTGTCATCTTGTCTTATCCTTTCCAGTGTGCTTTTAGATAACCCGTAAACCTTTATTACTGCTGGGCCAGATATGCCACTCTTAGAAACTCTTGTCTTATCTATATCTGCTGTGATGTGTAAGTTTGTGATCTTTATTGCGTTTTGAGTTTCTGTTATGAAGTCGGGAGTAACGCCAGCAGCACTAGGATTAGATATTCTATTTAATATCTCATCACTATCTACTAGGGAATCTTGCCTAGCAACTACTAACTCGTACTTGTGTAGGAAGTTCTGATCTTGTGCCATTATTGATTAATCTCGCTTTCACTAAAATAGATTAGCTCGTAAGCCTTACCTATGCCAAGGTTATCCCTCCCAACATCTAAACCATCTTCCTTGGATCTTACACAGTAAATATCTCCAGAGAAATTATCCAGTTGATACCTTCTTAGTAGGGATTGATTCTCCATGACTTTCACACCTGCTTTAATTAATCCAGCAGCATTTGTAGATATATCTAATCTCCACCTATTATCTCTAGTATTGAACGTGTACTTGATGTTATAGACAATACCTCCAAGGGACACTTTCTGTGTGTCAACAGAGGATACAGGAACTTCTAAGCTAACTGCCACAACCTCACTCCTTAATTAAAATTAGCACCTTCTGGGTACACAAACCTAATGAATTCTCCAGTATCTAGGTTTGAAGTTCCTAAATTACCTACGACCACAGTGTTAGCGGCTTTGGGAGTCTCTTCTGCCACCTCTGTAACATCTATCAGATCTACTGCAACTTCTCTAGTTACCTCTGTAGCTGAGGAGACAACTCTTATCTGTTTAAAAGATAAAGCCACTTTGTAAGAGGCTCTACCTGTTGTGGTAACTCCATTTACCTTGTCTTGAGAGAACACCATAGAAGTTATGATGCAGTTTCCTACACTATTCACACCACCACTTTGAAGCCCAGTGTTAACAGTAACTCTTTCTTTCCTGCCTCGTATACCCTCAAGCTCTTTAATGAAAGATGTTGTAGAAATGTTGTCACTTCTTGCAGCTTTAACATCTGAGATGACTCCTCTCATAGAGATTGTTTGCCCAGAGTTAACTACGTTATCTACAACACTGGAGCCATCCTCAACAGGAAACTCACTGACTTTAGAACTAAGAGTCCTACTTACTGATACCGTAGCATCTAAGTTGAATATATCACTTGAAGTGATAATGGAAAAATTGGATATTGCCATAATACCTCCTTATGATACAAGCATTTGACTTCTATTAACTGCACCCATCTCTTCCATAAAGGTTCTGGCTATTTCTGTGCCATCAGCACCTTCACCAGCTTGGATAGTTAAGCTTGCTATATTAGTACTGTTATCTGAGCTGGCCTTACCTTTAGGAGTGCTATTACTTTTAGCATCTGCGAACATACCTTGATCTGTTAAAAAGTCTAACCCTATAGATGCAGCTTCGATTGCAAGACCTACACCTGCAGCTCTGAGTAATGCCCTCATAGATGCAGCCAATGTGAAGTTAGCTTTAGCTGCAGTTGAGGCTCCAACTGCGTAAGACAGCAGACCTTTACTTCCGAACAAGAATGCAGTTCCTATAGAGATCATCTTTGGAAGTAGAGCTAGTAAAGATGGGACTAACCTAGTTAGAATAGCTGCTGATAGCAACCTAATTCCCCAAACAATTCCTTGCCCCTCTCCAAACCCTATAAGCTGTGCTAACTCATCTAGTACTCTAAATGGAAGTGCAACTGCATCTCCTAGCACCTTAAATGCGTAACCTAGTGCCACCAGAGCAGGAGATAAAGCTTCAATAACAAGCCTAATACCTGAGAATGTCTCAGCTAAAAACTCACCTAACCCTGCCTTTGTCATATTATTTACAGCTTTCTCGAAGGAGGCTAAAGCCCTGTTCTCTTCTGCTGTGATAGACTGCCTAGCTGCTGCGGCTGCTCCTGAATCTTCTGCTTGTTTCCTTAGAAGTCTAGAAGTAATCTTTACAAACTCTTGTGCAGACACTGTGCCTGTAGCAATAGTCTTCCTCCAACTGTCAGTCT